ATATAATTATGATAAAGTTTTTTGAATACGCAGTTAGTTTTCTTATGGTTTTTGTTACCTTTGGATTTATAGTTTACATTATATTAATGTTTTTATCAATGATTATAAAACTATTTACAAGATGATAAATAATAAAAAAGTAGAAGAATTTTTAAAAAGTATTGAGCCTGAGTTTAATTCTTTTGGAAGTGGTTATTATCATTTACCAAACGCCGTTACAGTTTACAAAGAATCCCCTGATTCAATGGTAGTTGATTTGTATCTTATTGATGACGTTTTAACTACTCAAATTTGGCTAAATGAAGATGATGAATATATTTTAACCGACTTGGAAATTAGTTATATTTACGTCTATTTGAATTCATTACTAGATGATGAAATAAGATTAACTAAACAATATTACGAACAAGAACACGACCAACAGGAAACATATTATATAAAATAAATAAACAATGGCGGATATATCAATGTGCGAGGGTAAAGGTTGCGAAATTAAAGAAACCTGTTACCGTTTTAAAGCAACACCAAATGAACACAGGCAATCATATACAAAACCTTCCTTTAAAAAAGGAAAATGTGCTTATTACTGGAATATAAACAAATAATAACTAAACAATTTAAAAATTTTAAAGATGAAATTAACAGACAAACAAGTAGAAAAAATAGGTGGAGCGATTATAACGTCATTTGTGAACCTGCATTTTTTAGAAGAGGTTGCCCCTATTGGAATATTTAGGCAAAGGGTTAAAAAGAACGTTAAACGAACTATGGAAGACCTTTTGGATATAGAAAACAATTACTTTAATGAGGTTGAAAAGTTAGAAGGAGATGAAAATAATATGGCTGATGTTTTAGTAGCAAATAAATTAGAGTTTATAAAGTGGATATTAAACGAATTTGATTTTAATGACTTTACTAAAATACAAGAAGTTTGCATTGCATTTTCAAAAGACAAGGTAAAACTTTGTAAAACAAGTGATGAAATTTTAATAAAGAACGGTGCTAAAACAATATAATAATAAAAAATAATTAATAATTAAAAACAAACAAAGATGAATACACAAGAAATTAAAAGAGGAGAGTACAATGCTTATTATCCAATAAGTGAATTGAAAATGGCAACAGTAAATAGAGATACTGTAACAAAACACGCTGAAAATTTTAAATCAAAATTAAATGATTACGGATGGATGATGCCTGTTGTTGTATCTTCAAAAGGAGATGTTATAGAAGGACACCACAGAATAGAATCAGCTAAACTTTTAAAGCAAAAAACAGTACCAGCTTATATAATTGATTGGATAAATACTGATAAAGAAGCAGAACACTTAAGAGCTATTATAAGTTTAAACAATGGTAATAAAGCGTGGAATACATTAGATTATCTAAAAGCATATTCTACTGATTCGGAAGATTATAATATAGTTTATAAAAATTATTTAAGCAATCAAAATAATATTTCAGTTGGTAATATAGTCAATTGTTTTTTTGGTTCTAAAAGCAAATTATTTAAAAAAGGAAATTGTACTATTATAGATTATGATTTTTCTATTTACTTAATAAATAAGATTTCAAAACTTGTAAATAATTATGGAAAGCAAAACATACAAGCGTATTGTGTTAGAGAAATGATAAGATTTGCATTTGAAAAAGATGCTTATAAAGATTATGAAGCGCTTGATTTCTTATTTAAAGAATATGGTAAATTAGCAAAGGCGGATTCTCCAGCAGCTACTTCGATAGCAAGATTTAAACCCCTTATGGAATCATTATTGACAGAATTTAAAACATTAAGAAATGCAAATAAGTAACGAAGATAATATGAAGTTAATGGCAAGGTATGAAGATAATTACTTTGACTTGGCTATTGTTGACCCTCCTTATGGTATTGGAATAGATGGGCAAAAAGAAGGTATAAAAGATGGTGTTCAAATTAGAAAAGCACATACTTTTAAGGATTGGGATAATGAATGCCCTAATGAAGATTACTTTAATGAACTAAAAAGAGTAAGTAAACATCAAATTATTTGGGGTGCAAATTACTTTCCGCAGTTTTTAGAGAAAAGTAAAGGGTGGGTTGTTTGGTATAAGGGACAAATGGGTCTTACAATGTCTGATTGTGAATTAGCATATTCTAATATAAAAAACCCTACAAGAGTTGTAAATATACATAGAACACATATATGGAAGGACAAACCAATACACCCAACGCAAAAGCCTACTAAATTATACGAATGGCTTTTAATGAACTACGCAAAAGAGGGCGACAAAATTTTAGATACGCATTTAGGAAGTGGCTCTATTGCTATTGCTTGTCATAACTTAAAATATGATTTAACAGCTTGTGAATTAGATACAGAGTATTACAATGCAGCTATGAAAAGATTAAAACAACATCAACAACAATTAACAATGTTTTAAAATATACAATATGAAAACAGATTTAATAGATTACAACTTAAAAGAAGCAAATAAAATACTTGCAAACTTAGTAGAGTTAACAGGGTTTAATATTCAAGACAACAGTAGAAAACCTACACAAGCGTATTTAAGAGCCATTTTATATAAAAATTTAATTACTTTTAACTATATGAATGATAGACAAATTTCAAGTTGGTTTAAAACTCAAGGCTTAACCAAAGATAGAGTTAGTATATTACACGCAATTAAAAAGATAGACGTTTACTTTTTGAATTACCAAGGTTTCAGAAACGTTTACAATACGTACTATGATGATAGAATAGAAGAAAGTAAATCTTTAAGTTTAAAAACAAAAAAGACTAAAAAAAATAATAACTTTGCTCTACCTAATAACTTATTAATTGATGACCCTTTACAAAACTTAATTAATAAACTACCAATGGATAAACGATGGGAAATTTACGAGACTTTAAATTTAAGAGTAAAAAGCTGGAGATGGAAAAGTAAAGACCATTGTGAAATAATACAGGGTAGCGAAGGAATAAGCTCAACCGCTTTTTAAAATATACTACAATGGAATACTTAGACGAAATACTAGAGCGAATCGAAAGGGAAAAAGAAATACTTGAACAATGGGAGTCTAAAGAATAACTAACAATAAAAATAAATAAAATGAAAAGTCAAAGATTTATTTTAAATGATTTTGCGATGCACCTTGAAATCAACGGATACGCAAACTCAACAATGTATGATTACGCTAAAGTAAGAATACCTCAAATACTTTTAAGAGAAGATATATGTATCAATTATTTAATAGAAAACATACACCTTTTTGTCTATAAATATGACTCTTATGGAAAAGAGGCTGATTATGGCAATAGAAGCAATAGAGCCTACATAAATGCTTTAAAAAGGTTTAAACAATACGTATTTTTTGTGATGGTAAATAATGGATATGAATTTTAAACTATATAAATAAAACTTATAGTAAAGTTTAAAACTATAAGAAAATAATATAGTATATTGATTAAATTGTGGTTTTAAAACTATTATATAGTTACAAGTAATTATTTATTTATATTTAATATGTTTCAAAAGTTTTACCAAAAACAAAAAAATATATATATTTCGAAAAACATAAGCAAATAACTTTACTATATAATTAGGGCGGAAAGCTATGTTCATAAGTGTTTTAAAATAAAACTTATATTTGTTGTATATTTATTGCAAATATATTATAAATGTTAGAAAAGATTTTTACTAGCCATAAGAAATGGATAAATACTACTATTAAATTTGGATGTTCTAAGGAAGAAGCAGAAGATATAGTAGGGCAAATGTACCTAATAATCGGTAAGATGCTTAAAAAGGGTTTAAATATAGCTTATGGCGATGAGGTTAACTACTATTATATATACCTAACTTTAAGAACTACATTCTTACAAATGAAAAATAAAAAGAAAAAAGAAAATAAAGCCTTATTGATTCAAGATACTGATAATAGTATTGATTATTTTGATTCTTTAGAAGCTGATGCAGAAATTGACTTCAACAGAGCATACAATATTGTTTTAAATGAGTTAAACAAATTACATTGGTACGATAGGAGAGTGTTTAATTTAATTGAAAACGGTATGACTTTGACAGAACTATCCAATAAAACTGGTATATATTATCATAGTTTATACAACACATACAGAAAGACAAAAACAAAATTAAAAGAACAATTACTAGAAAAATATTAAATTATGACAGCAACAACAATTGAAAATTTAACAAACGAGGTCGTAAAAAACTTAAAAGAAGTTATTAATTACGAAGTTAGTAAAGTACTACACAATGAAATAGGGAAACCAGTTGTTGGTTCTTTTGAGGTTTCAAGTGAATATACTGAACTACATAAAACAATAGTACAAGCCTCCGTGATTGAAGTATTAAGAGACATATTAAATTATAAAAATAAAAGATAATGATAACAAAAAAAGAAATATTAGAAATAATTGAAAAGGAGCATCAAACTTTTTCTATGCACGGCTGTTTCCTACTTAAAAAGGACTACCAAAAAGTAGCAGACAATATTATAGAAAAAATTAAATTAAAACGTAGAGCCAATAAATGTATGGAGGCTTTAAATTTTGAGGTATGGAAAAAAAGTAATTTTGCTAAAATATATGGTTTATATTTTTCTAAATGTT